GTAAAACTGTAGCAAGTTTATACGATCAAAGAAAAAAAGAATATAGCGGTTTTACATCAGAAGATCTTCAACCAGATGGTTCAAAAGATATTTATTTTGATAAAGCTTTAATTAAAAATAAGTTTTTAGAAGATGGTTCTGAAATGGGTATGTACATAGATAGTGTTGTTGATAAAAAAGGTAGAACAATATGGGAAGATACTTTGAATAAAGGTGTTTTTGATAAAAATAATCCTGAACATATAGCTCAAGTTAAAGATAAATTAGCTGATGATATAGCTAATGAATATAGTAAATATAGAGTAGGTAGTATTAAACCAGTTGTTAAAGATTCTAATTTAACATCTGTTCAAAGAAATCAACAAGAAATACAAAAT